TTTAGTAGTTACTGGCGCATTCACGTAAGAGAGAGGTAGCAAATGGCAAATACTACTTCTGCAACAGCCACTTTCGACAAGACATTTGCTGTTGATGAAATTATCGGAGCTTGCTCTATAGAAAGTATATTCTGCTTGACCTTCAACAAGGTCAATATTAGTATCGCCCACTTCCCAGTAGTGCAAACCTCTATTACCCCATTCTTGAAAAAGAATGTTTAAAGAACGTCTAGCGGTTTTTAATTGATATCCTGAAACAGCTTGTAAACCAATTCGTTCGTAGGCTTCTTCGATAATTTCATCAACAGCAAATGTCTTGTCGAAAGTGGCTGTTGCAGAAGTAGTATTTGCCATTTGCTACCTCTCTCTTACGTGAATGCGCCAGTAACTACTAAAAAATCACAATTAGTTAAATCAGCATACATGCCAGTATCACAATAGATACCGTCTCCAGGAAGTCTCACAACAAACTCAGTGTTAGCTGCGGTTCCCCATTTAGCTTCAAATACTAAAGCACTTGCTGTTTTAGAACTATCGGCTTCATTATAAATTTTAACACTACCATCCGCTGCACTTGATTGTGCCTGTACTGACATGATTCTAGCTTTAGTAATTGCAGTAGCACTTGTACCTACATATTTTTGTAATTGTCCATCCGCTGTTAAAGCTATGGTTTGTCGTACATTTCCTATTGCCATCTGTTCTCCTAATTTTGTGAGCTCCCGAAAGAGCTCACATTAATTAATATTATGATGCAAAAACCCATGCACCAGTTGTTCCAGCACCTAAATGTTGAAAATCAAAACCAATTTGCCATGTTCCTTTTTCAAAACATGTAAAATACATGTATGAGCCAATACTAAATAAATTAGTAGCAGCATTAGCAGGTGTAAACGTTACTAACGTTTCACTCGCTGCTGATGAATCAAAAATGACCGCAGATGATCCTCTGCTTTCAATAAATGATCCTGTTGCATAAACATCACTTCCTGCGCAATCAAATGAAAGAGTATTTGTTCCGCCAGTTGTATCAACCGACTGAGCATGTACTACAATATCTCCTTGATTAGCTGCAGGTAATGTTACAGCTTGTGCAGCTGCTCCTGTGAAATTATTGATAGTGATTACATTTTTTGTATACGTCAATGTACCACTTGTGGACACAGCAGTTGCTGTTAAACCAATTAAAGATGGTTTAGTACCTTCTGGTCTTACAGTGTAAGCTCCAGTAGTTGTGTTTTTGGTAACAGTTGCAAATCCTTTTTCAGATCGAACTGGACCATTAAACGTTGTTGTTGCCATGATTAAATCCTCCTAGTTTGTGAACGTAGTCTCTAGGCCGTCGACTATACTCGTCTACGTTCTAATTAATTTGTATAGTGATTAATCTATAGCCCAAATTTGAATTTGGCGCAAGTGATCTTGTAGTAAAAAGTTGATTTTGATAGCGCTTAAGTGGCTATCGAAACTTCGGGCTTGGCGTCTTGTTGTTGTGTAAGACGAGTTGCGTCTTCAAACTCTTTGGCAATGATCTCTTTAACAACTTCCTGAATTTTTTTGTCAATATATCCCATATTCAAATTATATTTGCCCTCCTTCAGGTGTTCCTGTTGCCACTCGAGTTCCAAGGACCGTTTCATGGTGTATAGGTCTTGGTTCATTTATAACCTCCTCATAGGTTATCCATTTCCTCTTAGATGATTCACTAAATCCATCTTTGTCCCATTTTACATCTTTTTGTCCTACTTTGTCAAGTATTGCTTTCTCAATAGCTTCTTTATTATCCTCTGCTGATATTTTAAAATCAGCAGAATAATCATAAGCTCGTATTTGAATTCTGAATTTCTTAGTCATTTTCCCTTATAAAATGCAAAAGGGGCGAAATTGTGTCTTCGCCCCTTTTTATTTAATTTATATTACGCTGCACCTGGTGTTCCGAAGATACCACGCCAGTCAGATGCGCCAAAAACGTATCTTTCCCTAGCTTTGTATCTAACGTTGCCAGTATCAAAATCACCTTCCATAGAAGTTTTAAGAGGTGCTCTATCGAAGTGTTTAAGTCCGTTAGGTACATCTGTGACTAAGAACCATGCATCAGTATCTGAAAGATAATGGTTAACGACATAACCTTCTGGGACCATTCCCATATTTTTAAGTGCGTTAATGTCATTATCTGCAGTACCTACTCTACCTTGAGATTTTAACAATCTCTCAGCAGTAAATTGAAGCGCAGAAGGAATTACTAATTTCCTTGCTTTCGCTGCAATTTTCAAACCTCTTTCATCTTTCATAGCAGCAATGTCTATCAAAGCTTGCTCCAAAGATGTTTCATTAAGGTCTGATGCAGTTGACAAGATGTTAGTTTGAGTACCAGATAACGTTGGGTGAGCAGCTATAAGTAAAACTTGACCATCACCGTAAGTCGGATTTCCCGATCCAGTGAAGCCTTTGTTTAGTATAGCGGCACCTTTCGTATTCTTAGTAGTTGCCATCGATCTTGCCAAAGCTTTTGTGTATCTAGAAGCTAATCTATCGTAGAGATTATCTTCGATAGCTTCTTCCGTGATTGCAAAAGCTAATGCAATTGTTTCCATAGTGTAACGTGCAGTGTATGTTTCCTGAGCGAAGTCAAAAGTTACCCCTTGACCTTCAGGTTTTACAGCTGCATCGCCAAAGCCTGATAACATTACTTCCTCTTCGAAAGCTCTGTCAGAAGACTCTGTAACGAAGATTTCCTTCGTTTCGTCTGCGTATTGCTTATATTCCAACCCGAACAAGGCGTTTAAACCTGGCTCGAGCTCTTTTACTAATTGTGCTCGTGATATTGCCATAATTTAACTCCTATGCCTCGTAGTTGTAATATATATGCTCATTGAATTTTACAATCCAATTTGCATTGTCATTCGCGATATCACTATTTGAAGGATCTTCAGAAATTCTAATAATTCTGAGAGCTAAGCCTGAGCCCACAGTAGTAGCTAGTTCTTCTTTTGATCGTCCATTAATAGTGGATCCTTCTGTGTAGCCCATGTCAACGGCTCTTCCCACTTTTGCTCTAGTGATAGTTCCCGAGGATTGTACCTCGAAAAGATCATCAGGATTATCGTAAACAAACGCTTGTGCTTCAGCCGCCACACTTGCCGGCCAATAGTTTTTCCATGTTGGTTTAGCTGTAGTTGGATCTTCGTAGAAACAACCGTTGAAAATACCTACGTTACGCTCAGAACTTGTTTCTGCCGCATTTCCTACATATCCTGCCGCGATCGATGTTCCGCCTTCGCTGGTTCCAGCGCCGAATTCAACGATATCTCCAGAATAAATAGAGTCTGCAAAGCCACTTGCAATTACATACTTTGAGGTACCTTCAGAAGTTGGTCTACTACCTAATCCACCCACTTGTCTAAATCCAAATGGTGCGTCTTGGTTTGCCATATATTACTCCCTTTGTGAATAGCTTTCACTATCCACGGTTAATAAAATTCGATGATAGGGATTAACCCGAGAATTCCTAAAAAACTAGTCCTTCTTTGTACCACCGAAGTGTACACGAGTTTGCCTCTCTTGATCGATTGGCATACTCGGATGTTGTTCCTTTGCAAGATCGGTTTCTAAAGACTCATTCGCGTCTCGTGTCATTTGAGCAAAATACTCTTCACGAGATTTGGCGATCTCTTCCGGTATCCTAGCCAACACTAGGCCACCAACTCCGATAACACCTACATACTTACCTTCGGTTACGACAGGATAATCTGAATTTGGATATTCATCAGCTCGGACTAACGTCCAGCCAGTTCTGAGTTTACCTTGTATATTTTTGGTATCATCAAAACCCATAGATTCAGCTCTTATCCATCTATGCCTAAAACCTTTTGGCGCAGGTGGTGCATCTAAACTTGATGGTGGAGTCCATACTTTTGGTCGTTCAGTTTTAGACCTATTCTGGCTCGCACGAGAAGTTTTTTTAATATCGTCCATATTACGCTCCTTCTGTGTTCATTAATTGTTTTGCATACTCTTCGAGTGGCACTCCTAATTTTTTTGCAATTTGCACCTGTGAAGAAGTGAGTTTCACAGTTTGGCGACCTGGTTTAACGCTTCGTGTCACCGAAGCAACCGTTCTGACGGGTGGGGTCGTTTTTTCAGTTGTAGCAAATTTATGCGGAAAGTCAACCTTCATTCTTTTATTAATTTCCGCATAGTATGTATCCGACGTAGGATCCATTCCTTCTGCTTCAACAAGATCTTTATGATGTTCGAAAGCCGTGAATGTCATGGCTTTATCTTTACCAAACCATTCATTTTTAGCTGCCCAGTCTTCTGCTTTTTCATCTATCTGAGGAAGTGATTGCGGAATTTTATCCGGTAATCCTCCTCCAGTAGCAGGAGTTCTAGGCATATAATGCTCTCGTCTTGTTTTTTCAGACGCAATGTTTCGTGCATCACCTGTTAAAGCACTGAGTTCTGTCTGTGCTTCAACCTGTTTTGCCGTATCTCCACCTTCAATGGCTGCTGCTAATTTTCCCTTAACGGCATCCAATTGACTTTTTACCCTTGCTTCGGAATCTTTAATATATGTAGAATCCAATTGTGCATAACGAGATTCCCATGATTTTCGTTTCTCTTCTACGCCTTGAGCGTACTGAACAGCAGCATCTTTTTGACGTTCAGCCTCTCTCCATTTACGAGTAAGTTTAGAAATTCTTTTCTTAACTCCCTCACTATAGTCTTCTAACTTTTCGTCTTCCTTCGGTTGGTCATCCTGAACATCAGCCTTGATATCAGGTTCCTTAGATGTGTCATCGGACTCAACACTGTCCGGCTTAATTTCTTTAACTTTATCATCCTTTACCTCTACTTCTGGTTCCGTTTCTTGTACTTGTTCTTCTGGTACTTCAACCTCGGCACCTGAACCACTAGTGTCAATGTCTACCATTTTCTTTTTTTCTTCTGGCATAGTTCCTCCTATGATTAATATTCATGCAAGATCATTTCCGGATCCTGTATGGTTGCTAAAACTTCATCTTCATTTAAAATTCTAACTTCTCCTCCTTCTATTTTAAAACGTGATCCTGCATACTGTGCAAAGATCACCCATTCGCCTTTCTTGCACCACGGTCCTTCCGGGTATCTTTCTTTATCTCTGTAACAATCATGACCCATAGCTAACACTAAACCACATACTGTTCCAATATGTTGTCGTTCTAGAGTAGCGTCTGATTTTAAAATCCCACCTTTAGTCTTAACTTTCGGTTGAAAAGGTAAAACCAT